TTAGCAAATTCTTCAGCACTTAGTCTACCTTTTATATATCCTTTTGTATAAGCGTCTAACTTGTTAATTAGTTTAAGCGGCATTGCGTCCCCTATTTTGAAGTTGTCTGTTTTAACTTCTGCAAAATTATCACCAAATAGTTCCCTAAAACCTTCTTTATTATTTTGTACCGACTCATGAGTTCTTTTTACAATACCGTCTCTTAACGAACGTTCTTTTCTAACACGATTTCTTTCCAATGCTGTTTCTAGAGACGTTTCAACAAACACCATTTGAACATCATAACCCTTATCTTTAAATTCTTGAACTTGTTTTTTCATTACGTTTAGCGACGCTCCAGTTCCATCAACAATAATTCCATCACCCTTACCTTGGAATTTCGATTGTTTACGCTTAGCTATTTTTCTCGCCTCCCATCCAAGCGAACTAAATTTACTATGCTGCTTTGGAGTAAAATCCTTCATATCTGTAGGTAAACCATGATTTTTCATTAACCATTCTAACGATATATCTTGATTAACAATTTTAAATCCTTGATTTTCTAAATCTAAACCTTTAATTACAGTTGATTTACCTGAACCAGGACCACCAGCCATAAATATAACTTTTCTACCAGGTTGAGGTGTGCCCTCTGGATTTGGCATAGTATACATAACACCTGATTTAGTTCTAGCAACTGTATCATCAAAATCCCAAGCGCTCATACCTTGTGTTTTGTTTTTAGATGAACGAGAGAAATTAACAGCACTACTAATCGTTTTTCTTTTATGTATATTTTTACTTAAAGGTGATTTAGTTGCGTTTGTTTTGCTATATCGTACCTTTCCCTCTTCAAACTGATTTATTATATCTTGTCTAGCTTCGCTAGGACTTAAATGACTAACACTAAATTCTTCAGCTATATTGTTTCCGGATTCATAAAGTTCAATAGTAAATGGATCAACGCCATGCTTCATTAATCTATATATACCAGCATGACTATCTTTTAATTTTAAAATACCGTTAACTATTTTAGGTAGTACTTTTTCGTAAAAATCAACACCTAAAGAACCTTGTAAGTTACCATTAGGATCATTTGTTTTTAATATAGATGCTTGTCCTAGTAACGTTTTCAGCACAAGTTCAACTTCTTTAACGTTACCTCTTATAGCAGCGTCCATAATTATTTTAACTATTTCATTGATAGGCGTATGCTCTTCAACTACTGCTTGGTCCATTATAGGTTTTCTATCTTCATAAATTTGATAAGCATATGGAGTAGCTGCCTTTCTAAAGAAATTACTTTGATCTACAGACGAGTGAATTACCAACTCCTCCATTATCCAAGTGTGAACTTTATTCTGATCTGTATTTAACCAAACACTTAAATCTTTAAAAAATTGGACAAAGTTTTTAAATTTATCTTTCTCATTTGTTTTTTCAAAATTCCATTTTTTTGGATTTAATAATCTTTTACCATCTTTCGTGCTTTTATGTATTTTAACTCTTTTATTAAGTACTTGATCAGTATTTTTTATTTTTTTAGTTTCAGGTACAAACTGCTCAAATCTATCTACATTCATAAAAACGGCTCTATCTCCTCCCGTTAACAATTCTCGTAACAACCTGTAATATTGAGGATTTTTATCTAGAAAGTTATTTAAAGGTTTAGCCATACGCTCTCCCCATGTTATACCTAGTTTCTCATTCCAAAGACGCTCTAACATTCTAATCTCAACGTTTTTCCCTACTGTTTCTCCAGTTTTTGGATCGTATGTTTCCTTATAAGTTTCCTCTTTTGGGACTGACGCGCTCCACACTCTTTTTATAGCATTTGCAATTTGTTTTACTATCCCAGTATCAGTAGTTTCTTTAGCAAATTCAGTTTCTATTGATTTAGAGAATTGTGCTTTGCTCTTGTCAATAACCTCCTTAGCCTTTTTAACCACGCTAGGATCAAGTTTGTATTTGTATATTATTTTCTTTGCAGTGTCACTGTTAATACTATCACCTACACCTTCATGTATCAACAAGCCCATGCCTTTTTTGACTTTACTACGAGAGTACTTAACAGTATCAAAAGTTCTATTTTCCCCCTTTTGTTTTTCCATTGTATCTAAGAAACTATCTATTTCAGCTTCAACAATTACATCTATATCATTAGAATTTTCTATCTTAAACTTATTAACAGCGTCTTTAGTGAGAGATGCGGCTATAAGTTGAGCTAATTTTTTTTGTCTATCTAATAAAGTTGTATAACCACCATCAATAAAATGCTTAGTAAATTTAGCTTTATTAGTTTTTATATCATATATACCTATACCAGGATAAGTAACTTTACCAGTTTTAGGATTTACTCTCTTATCACTCTCTCTATCTACCTTCTTTATATCGAATAAAGTATTGTAATTCTTTTTTATAGTTTTAACATCAAGAGCTTTTATATGGTTTTCGTAATTTAAAGCGTGATAAGCTTTATATTCTTTGCTAGCAAAACCCTCTACTGTTTTGGTAACCTTACCCATTCCTTCTTTAATAACTTTCATAAACTCTTTTTCTATAAGAGCGTTTAATTGCTTAGTTAAATTTTTAGGATTTTGCTCCAGTATATTAACCACTTTATTATAAATGGTTTGAGATATTACATCTTTATTGTCAAGATTAACATCACTTAAACTTTTTAGTTTTCTAGCTTTCTTACTTGGTTTTGGTTTTGTTGGCTCTGGCGCTTTAATATCTTTAGCTTCTGATATATCTACACCCATTTGCTCTATACCGCCAATGGCTTTAGCTCTAGCATATATTTCAGGTTGTCTAGGTTTTAAAGTGGCACTTAAAAATGTCGTTACTTCAGTTTCTTTATTATATGTATTAAACAGAGGTGTTTTACGACTTATTTTCGTTCCATCTTGTAATGTAACCTGAGGAAATATACCTAATATCTGTTCGCTTATAGCTTCTTTTACTGCTTGCATGGGTATATTACCCGTTGGATTAAACTTTAACGCGTTACTAATTACAGGCCAATTTTTTTCTATTACAGCTTCAACAGCAGCAAATCTATCCTCTTGTGTTGATTGCGGGGAATTTATTATATCAACCAATGATTTATTATCTATTTCAGCATCTAAAAATTGTTGTGTCCTTGGACCAGTTTTAGAAAACTTTGTTTCTTCTACCTCACCTTCTTTTTTACCTGTATCTATACGTTTACCACCAGTAAGTTCATCTTCAGCTCCAGATGCAAACTCAAGCATTCTTTCACTAAGTTTACCTTCTTTAACGTTTTGACTATATTCTTTCATAAAGTTAAAAGCGTCTTCACCAGTTTCTATACTTAAATTTTTATAGGGTGTACTTTCATTAAAGAACCCAGCTACTTTATTTTTTATACCATCAAAAAACCCTTTACTATTTTTGTATGTTATATTATTATCTTCGTCTTCTATAATGTCAGATAATGCAGTAAACCACTCGTCAGTAGTTGACATTTGTTCTTCTGACATTCTATAGCTTTTTTTAAGCCTTTGCTCTATTAATTTAACAATATTTTTTCCAAGATTTTTTTCTACACTTAATTTAAAATCAGAAATTAACTTTTTAACTCTAGTTCCACCATCTTTATTATCTTGTAACTTTAGATTAGTTAAAGCACCTCTCATTACAGCATGTAATACTTCGTGTGAACCAGCATTTAACGCTCCATATTTAAAAGCAAACTCTTCATTGATCATTATGGTTTGTTTACCATTTTCATCCATAAAAATATTTGCATCAGCTCGATCCGCACTATCTGCTATTCTTTGCGCCTCTGCGTTAATTTGTTCATCAGTCATCTTAGATAAATCAATCTCAACACCATCAAACGTGTATTTCCCTTGCTCCATCATCCTTTCAATCAAAGTATTTACATATTCACTATTTTCTTTAAAACTTTGAAAAGGATTAAAACCCATTTGCTTACTAGCAATTTTAGCAAAAGATTTTGTTCTTTCTAACCAAACACTTCTAACTTCTTGCGCGGTTTTCTTTCTAGCTTGAACTTCCGTATCAGCAATATCAACACCTTTATACTTATTTATAACTCCAGCAATTTCAACTTCTATGCTCTTTAGAGTAATGTCTGCATCGGCAACCTCAAATATACCTTTCTTTTTAGTATCAGCTTCAGCTTTCATTCTTCTCTTCTCTAATTCAACCAACTTCTTTCTATCAGTTTTATCAACCCTTTCATCTATTTGAGTTTCAAAAACAGCTTCTTGTTGTTTTTGATCTACAAGGTTTTTAAGGTTTTTATCGCCTACTATATCGAATTGAACTTTAGCTAAGTTTTCAGGTTTCATATTGTTAACCTTATTTATAACTTCTTTCCTAGTTCTTTTCTCACCGTTTATTTTATATTCTTTTTTAGCAAGAATATCAGCGACATTTACAACACCTTTAGCCTCAGCAACGCCTTCCATTAAAACTTCAGCAATATCAAACTCTTGTCCAGCAGCAACTTGTCCTAAAGCCTCACCACTGGCACCACCTGTCATTTCAACACCAGTTACTTGTCTAGCTATTTTACCTTTACCCGCTCCTTTTGCTAATAGTTTAGTACCAATACCTCTTGATAAACCAACAGTTACACCTTCTACGGCTCCAATTGTAACTCCTCTAGCTAAAGCCCTATCTTTTATATCTTCAAAAAGTTCCTCGTTTTCTAATATAGCTCTAATATTTTCTTTATTAAAATCTTTACCACCTAGTTCAGTTTTTAACAACTCTGTTAATGTTAAAGCTGTTTCCATAGAACCTACTAAACCAGCTACAGCACCACCAATAGCTCCAGTTGTTGCGCCAACAAATCCACCTATAGCCGCTCCTACCGGTCCACCAATCGCGGTAGCGCCAGCACCAGCTAAAGCACCAGCACCAGCACCAGCTCCAGTTGTAGCAATTGTAATACCAGCGGCTTCTTCAGAATCAAAAAACGTCCTAGCCATTGCGGCGGCAGAACTAACTATAACTTGAGGTATAACTTGACCTCTTGTCATAACCATACCTTTCATAAAGCCCCAAACACCACCACCAGCTTCGTTTTTTATTTCTTCATATTCACGCATTTCATCTGAAGCACCAGTTTTATCCAAAGCATCACTAACTTCGATGTATCTTCTTAGTTCTTCGTCTGATATGTTTTTACCCTTCTTATAAACATCAAAAGCTTCATCTACAGTTGCTCCTTGGGCTATACCTTGTTCACCCGCTCTCCATAAATCTCCTAAATAATCTGTTGCTATATTCTTACCTAAAGTTCTTTCGATCCAAGTATCTTCTTCTTTAGAACCTTCTACATCAACTTGTGGTAATTCTATTGGACCCACATCTACTTCGTCATCTGTTGTTTTTCCTAAATTAAATTCAGGAAACTTATTGTTTACAATGTTGTAATCATAGTTACGACTCTCAGCAGTAGCTACGTAATCTTTTAAAAGCTGCGTATCATATTGATCTAGTTCTGGAAATTTAGATGATATAATATCCCAGTCATAGTTATAATGCTGTGCAGTTGCAACTAAATCTTTTAGTAACTGTTCGTTCATATTAAATTAATTTAGTCTCTAACATTACCACCGCTATCGCTTGTAGCGGTATTTTCACCACTAGTAACGGTATTTTCACCACTAGTAACGGTACTTGAAAAGTTTTCATATAACCAATCCCATATTTCTTGAGCCCCTTCTGTATCATCTGAAAAACTAGGATCAGTTACAAATAATTTAGTTTTACCATTAATAGTAAGTATAACATCATCATACGCGCTAATTGGCTCAACTAGTTTTCTATTATCATTATCTGGATAATTAAGCTTGCCCGCGCCTTGATAAGCACCCACCACAAGTCCAGGAACGTTCATATCTCTTAAGTATCTAACAACAGCGTTATCACTTTGAAAATCTTTTTTAAATGCATCAACAAACTTAGTTGGAGCTATTCTAGCTTTACTTTTTCCTTCTACTACCGCTTGTTTGTCCGCAAATGGGTTATCACTTGGCAATAGACCAGTTTCATCATCAGGTACTTCCGTCTCTCTCTCTGTTACTATACTTGTGAAAATAGGATCGTCAACATGAAATACCTTTTCCGCCATATCTTTAGCAGTGCCAATTGGCACTCCAACTCCTACGCCTTCAACATCTGGATCGTCATAGCTTTCGCCTTTTCCATAGTTTTTCCACCATTGTGTCGTTCCATCTACTTCTCTGTAGGTATATACACCTCCTTGAAAACTAATTTGAGTACCACTTTTTAAGTTATCAATTTTATTAGTTACATACCCAACGTCATATTGTGGAACATAACTGGTGCCTTTAGAAGGAAGTCCTAATCCGTATTTACCTTTTTTACTTAATGAAAGACCGTAGGGGTTTGTTTTAATGTTAGTTTTAACATTATTTTTATCAACTTTTTCCTTATATGTATTATACCCCGTTTTAAACGCATTATCCACTGTATAATCTAAATACATTCCTTTAGTATCTAAACTTTTATTTTTACCATTCTCTTGATATATAGCTTTTCCACTAAGTATATTATTAACTACAGTTTCATAACTCTCTGCCGTTGCAAAATCACTTTCTGTTAATATATCATCACCGTCACTTTTTGTAGCACCTAACTCTTTAATGATTTCGTTAGTTAAACCTAAAGCTTTACCATTACGTAAAGCTTCTGCAAAAGATAATTTTTCTCCACCAATTTTCTTATGCATCATATACTTTAACGTATTTGGATTATTCAGCATATCAGTATCAAGAAGTTCTTCTAAAGCATTTCTATCTTCATTTCTAAAACCACTATAATTATCTGATCTGCCTTTCGAAGTTTTAAGACGGTTTTGATATAACGCTTGTGCTTTAACAAGAGTATCATCTGCCCTTGCATCCTTATTAACATAATCTAATAATTCTGAAGATTTTTGTAATTCAAATAGAGGTTCGTTATTTTTAGGATCTTCTCCTACTTTTGAAACATATGTATATTCACCCGTTACAGGATCTTTAAATTTCACAACTACACCTTCTTTTACAATACCTAACTTTTTCCATAGTTGCGCTGGCGTTGCGTTAGGATGATCTTTCATATATTTTGTAGCGTCTGCGTTATGTATTCCTGATTGTTTATCTTGATTAGCTTGATATTTAGCTAGATCCGTTAAATATTTTTTCTTACCAATCTCCATATTTTCTATATCATAGAGATTACCTTCAATTCCAGCTTGGAGAGTACCAAGATTAGCATTATCTTGTTCGTGTCTACCTATTATTTGTTGATTTCTACGATCCCAATCTTGACGACCTTCTGGATCGTTTTTAAATCCTTTATTTGCTTTCCACTCCTCACGTTGAGCCGTAATATCAGCTTGCATTTCCGTATAATCAGAATCAATCATTTGAAGATTTAAAGGATCTTCAAAAATTTTCATGGCTTTTTTAAACTCCAAGGTAGCAAGATCATTTTCTAATTTAATACCTGCAGCTATTTCTTCAATTCCACCCATCAATTCTTTATGGGCATCTACAGTGCTTTGATAATGTTCACTATAGTCACCTGGTACATTTGCCATGCCCGCGGCGTACGCCATTCTCGCTAATGTTGGATCTGCTTTTCCTGCTAAACTTGCCATATTTTATATTTGTTTAAAATTAACACCTTTACTCTTTTACGATCACTCACCACCGGTTGGTTTGTTTAACATATCCTCCCATGGTAACTTCGACGCGATATCAGTGAAACTCTGCATATTTTGCATTTGCATTTGCATAGCTGCTGAATTTGCCGCCATTTGATTTGAATATGCTGATTGTACGCCTGCATTAGCGCCAGCTAAACTACCATATTGAATACCTAATAAAGTTGATTGTCTACTCATTTCAGCCTCTTGAACCATTGCATCTCCACCTCGTATAGCCATATCAGCTGCGGAAGCACCTTTTGCTATCAATTCCTCTCTAGCCGCTTCAAACTGTTGTACTGACATAGCTCCTTTTGCTGTTAATTGTTGGTTTATCGCTTCTTGTTTTGCTAGATCAACTGAAACTTGTCTAGCTTGTAGTTGGCCTTGACTAGCTAATGCTTGTGCTAAACCAGCAATACCACTACCACCAGCAGCACCTCGCATTTCTTGCATTATGTTAGCTCTTTGCTGTGCTCCTTGCTCCATTTGGAAATCAGCAGCACCAGTACTAACTTTTAAATCTTCATATACATTTTCAAAATCAGTTTGTAATCCTTCATACGCATTTTCCACACCCGCGTAAGGATTTTCAAATTTAAATTGTCTATAAATATCTTTTTGCTTATCAAGTTTTGCTTGTTGTTCTTTTTGAAAATCTAATTGCTTTTGCAACATAGCATTACTTGCTCTCTGACTTTTCTTTGCGTTTTTACTTCCTACCCACCCCGAAACTAATGTTGCTCCTGCCATTATTACTGCCGCTGTTGCGCTCATATTATTCCTGTTTTAAATTAATTTTTTTCAATATTCCCAAGGCATCACACCCAGGTGGTAAATCTTCATATTTAGTACATACAACCTCGTCTTCAGCGTCTTCTATTGTGGTGTTTTCAGTCGTATGTACCGTTATAAATATACATTCTTCATGTGTATATATAGCTCTTTTTGTGCCTGGTTTTGTAATACCTTGATAAGGAGCTTTTATACGTTGTATACCTTCCTCTGACAATATTGACATCTCTCCTTTCATTAAAAAAAATGGATGTTCTTTTTTATGTATTTTAGTTACAATAAGTTCATTAGCTGGATTATATATTTCTCTGATATAACAACCTCCAGCAAAAGTATGTTTAACTGGATTTGTTTTCAGCATCATTTCACCAGTCATACCGCCACTCGAGTTTACGATATCTTCTTCTAAATCAATTATTTTTTCCCTAAATTTATTACGCCTGCGTATTTCTTCACCAATTTCCCAAGCTTCATCAAAGTTATAACTATGCTTTAGCCCAAGTTGTTCAGTTATAGCTACAAACTGTTCTTTACTCTGCTCCTTTGTCAAAGCTGAAGACTCTACTTGTTTATCTATTTTTTGTATCCCTTTATCTATTTCTTCTTTATCCATTGCCACATAATCTCCAGTACCTAGTTTTGATGAAACTATATTTGCAGCGCTTGTTTTGTTTACAAGATTAGGCGATGTACTAAATATACGTGCGAAATTTCTTTCTGAGGTGTTGTATCCAAGCGCTTTACATCTTTGTATAATTCCTTCGTTCTCAGTCATAGCCCAAATCTCTAAACAACCAACTTCGTTTGCCATTTGTTCACATGCTCGTATTAGCATTAATATAATATCAAACCTATCTTTTGAAACGTACTTTGGATCTGTTATTAGATTATCTATATAACCAACCTTTGAATTTGTTAAATATAAATAAGCTGCTGCTATAGGTTTATCTTTTTCAATAATAATTCCACCTAAACCATCCATAGGTAAAATATCCTTTTCTAAAGGCGCAAAACCCTGTTCATCCCACCATCTATCTATGTATTCGTAATCGCTTAATTCGATTTTACGAATATTTATTTTATTATCCATAATTTAATTTAATTTAATTTTATATATATAGTTACAGTTTCAACTGTTTTTTTACATTACGATGCAGTAAGAAACTTATTTACATCAAAGTGTAATGTAAAATCCGTGTCATCTACGTTTACAAATTCTATATTACCTGTTATCGTTGCTGTTCTACTTGTGCCTCCAACTGTTAATACTGTATTTTGTGGTAATACTTGCGACGTACCAATAGTCCAATCACCAGCGCCAGTCGCGCCACCACCATCTATTATTATTGGTAATGCATATGGAGTAAAAGTTAATGTAACTTCATCAAGAATTGAAACTGCTTCTGAAACAGAAAATTCTTTCACATTATCCTTATTTGGATTTAATGCCGCAACTGTAACGGTACTACTAGTAGGTATACCATCACCTTCAACCCTGTCACCAACAACCATTTTCGTAGCAACATTATTATCCATAACTATTTCAGTTACATTAGAAACTTCTCCATCTACAGTATCTGTACTACGCGCTAAAGTTGTATCTATACCAATACCACTAATTGTAGATATATTATTAATAACACCTTCTCTATTTGCAACGGGTATTGTTGTGTCAGAAGAATCTGTTGTTACAGTTGTTGTAGGTGCAGTTAATTCTACTTTTAAATCTGTTAATTTTATTGTAGCATTATGTATTGTTTTTATTGTGTCTGGACCGTAAGCATAAAAATAAGTAGTTTGACCAGCTAAATCGTTTTCTACTTGCCCATTGAAAGTAATATAACCTAATTGTTGTGTTACTAAACCATTTGTAATTGTTGGTTTATAACCTAAAGGATCTAAAGCTGGAATACTAACATTAGTAACTATATTTGTTACTTCTTCAATACTACCATCTTCATTGTGAATTTCCGTTGTATATGTTGTTGTGTCTTTATATGGGCCAATTGTAGATGGTGTAATAGCATTATCTGAATCCACCACCCCCATACCAGGTAATAATTTATGTATACTACTACCACCATTTATATCCCATCTATAGTAATAAGGTGGAGTAAAGGTTAACGTAACGCCGTCGCCAATAGTAACAGCTTCTGAAACAGAAAATTCTTTTACATTATCTCCATCTGGATCCAATGCCGCAACTGTAACAGTGGCACTACTAGAAACACCGGTACCAGTGATTCTATCACCTACTTTCATTTTATCTGCAACATTAGTATCCATTACTATTTTAGTTGCACTAGAAACTGCCCCATCTACAGTGTCTGTATTACGAGCTGTTCCAGCCCAAATATCTTCACCAGGTATTGTAACTCCACTACCCATTGTAACGGTGGCATATGCAGTTAAATCACTTATTGTTGGTTGCCTATTTATTTGTAGTACTTTTGTTGCTGCAACTGTAACTCCAACTGAAAATGCTGTTTTACCAACAGCGCTCCCTCTACCCACAGTGATAGTATCTGAAGAAACAGCCATACTAACAAAATTACCAGTACTATGGTGTGTTCCGCTTGGTGATATAGCACTCAATGTAATCGTAACATCCGTATATTGGTATATTATTTTCTTTAATAAATTAGAATTAGAACCCGTAGATGAATTTATATCTATACTACCATCACTAAATCTAACCTCAGAATATTCAGTGTGAACAGTATCATGCATAGATTCTGCAAAAACATAAATATTATAATGATCATCATCTGTAATCGTTGGAAAAGTAATAAATCCATTATAAACGCCATTATCTACTCTTCTATTTTTTAATCTTTTATGTGTTGCTGAAAAAGTCTTAGTTGAAAAATTATAATATTCGTTAAGTTCATTTGTAACTTCTAAAGAAAATATAGCACCATTATCTCCAATCACTTGAAAAGTTCTTATGTTGCTTTCCGCAGCCATGCTATTCAAATCTATATTAAAATTTCTAATTACTTTTGCCATATTATAATTTATTTACTACTTTCTGTTATCTCAGAACTAAGTGAGAATATTTCAGCTTTATATTTTGAGTTGTTTTCAAGTTTTACACCTGCATAGTATCCTAATAAACTAGATGTGTTTATTGCTTGATTTTTAGAGAATAGAATGTAGTCGTTTGCGGATGGTGGGGTACCATTTGTGGTATCTATAGTTATAGTATTATTAGTTAAACTCGTTACAACACCGGCTTTTTGTATATTATCGGATTCTAATCTTGTGAAACCAAAAACTTGTCCAGTCATAATTTCTGTGACACTGAGTTGTATTGTCCCATCATTTGAATCTGTACTAAATATGCTCAACTCATTACCATCAGAAATAAATTCTTCCGTATAAACACCGTTACCTGTTAATATTGCATTACTACTTACTCCACCGTTATTTGTAACACCTATTTCTCCACTTCCAAGGTAATTCGAGATTTCTAAAGAAAGTATATATTTTTTACCAGATATAAGATTCTCACTGGGAATTATGTTAAATAGAGTTGCAACATTTCCTATAGTAAAAGGCACCGTAAAAATAACTCCTACTTCACCCCATGAATAGGTAGGTATTGCATTCCAAGGCCCATTAAAACTTACCGTATTTTCATCTATCATTGTAAATGGTCCTATACCAACAGTTCTAGGCCCTGGTGGAGATCCCGTATTCGGATTTGATAATTGTATTTCAAGATTCCCACTCATATCTATTAGATCCAATCCTAACACTTCCGACGGTTTTTCAAAATATATAGTATCACCAATTTGTAATGAAGAATTTATATTGTCAGTGAAAGTTATTTGATGCTCTGATGGAGCTGGCGGAAGTGGTGTTAAAGTTGTTGCAAAAATAGTAAACGTTGTGTTTGGCGGTATTTGTGTAGTTGTCGGATATGATAACGTTATCATAGCGGGCATTGCAAATGTAGCGGGAATAAAAGACGCTACAGTGGTATTAGTTGGAATAAGTCCAGCGCTGTCAATCACATTCATCCCTACGTGACTAGCATCAAAATTAATTGGGGGATTTAAAAAGACAGTATTACCCACTACTGGCTGATATCCAATAGTGGTAACAACTACTCCTGTAGGAATGGGTGCTACTGTTGGTGATAATATAATCGTGCTTTCAATAATACCAACTCCCTGTATATCAAATGATCCAAAATCTGTTGTTTCACTAATCTCAGAATCTATACCTTTAATATAATTAAACCATTTACCTTCTTTTTCTATGAACTCAGACAAGTTACCCTTTTGTTTATCTGTTTCAATACCACTAACATACCAACCATCTTTAGGCATAGAATTAAAATGATTAACAGTTTTCTCTTGTTCTTCTGTAGTTATAACATCTCCAACTTCAAAATCACCTCCTACATATCCAGTTAATTTTCTACCATGAGAATAAGTTCCACTCCCAGGATTCCCTGGGTCATTCCACACTCGCACTAAACCTGTCCAGATTAAGATATTATTTCTATATTGTTTTATGGGGATTGAAGAGTTACCTTTAACGCCAAGACCACCAGCTCCAGTTGGTTCAAGAGTAACTTTAGCTATATCTACTAAAGTGTCAAACTCTTCATCTTTCCAATAGAAAAACTTACCATCTGGGTGTGTGCTACCCGCCGGATTGCTGTAAACGATACCATTAACTGTTATATTTTTAATACCTTCAACTCTAGATTGACTACCTTCGTAATCTAATGTATGGAAAGATTTTATACTGCTAGGTATATCGTTTAATATAACATTTACACTAGAATTAGTTGCTGTATTATAAAAAGTATTTCTTTTACTACCTTGTATGTGGTGTTGCCAAAGTTTACCATTTTTTATAGTATAATAATCGTTAGCACAACTAATAGCATTTTCAGGAAAAAACGATTTAAAACTAACCCAACCTTTTGTATCTTCTCTAAAAGAAATTGTTTTAGGTATGGCAGAATGAATAGTTAAATTATATTCATCTTGTCTATCGTCATAACTACCAATTATTTTTGGTTCAACTTTTACTTCCTCTAACACTATATTTGCAATAGATACAATACCACTATATAACCAACTGCTATTAGAATAACCATTATTATCTGGTATACCATTACTATTAGTATCTGGCCAACCATCAGCTATTCTTTGTGCGTTAACATAGTTCTGTACTGTATCTTGAGTTCCACCAGGTGGAGTATAAAGACCAGCTGGAGTATTAACTTGATATTGTAATAGTTGAAAATCAGTTCTGTTTGCTACCCATGTAACATTGACATGTTCGCCATTAGTTTTTCCTACTGCTCCAAATCCTCCAGATATCCACCCACCACCAGGAATCGAGTTGACTACTGTTATACTACTATTACCTACTCCAGTCCCTTGATGCTGTAATCCACTATGCTCTATAACATCAAATTGTAATTGATATTTTTTACCAATCTCTAAAATATTTAACTTTCTAAGTCTCGCGACCTTACCATATCTACTATCGTGAATATCATTATTATAATATCCTAGAGTTGCTACGCCATTTGCTACATAAGAATTTCCACTAGCAGGGATATCCCAATTATCATTTGAAGAAAGAATATCTTCACCTAATAAATTTACTTTACTAGTAGAAAGATTATCCCTAAACCAATCTTTCATACCATGCATTGAAATAGGTGTTAACCCATCTTTTGATAACCTCATTACCGAACCTCTTTGTTTATCTGTAAAATAAGATCTATACGCTTCAGAAACAAATGATTCTGGATTTTTAGATATTCCGTATTCACCTACAAATGGTACTGCTTGTCCTAACACACGGTTTGTTGATGTTAATTGTGGATTTCCATCTGCGTTGTATACAGCATCTTTACTTGCTAAAATCTTTAAAACCTTATCTTCACAAAGAGTGACTAAATCAGTATCTCTTGTATGTAGTTTTTGTATACTACCATACGTGGGATTTATATCTTTTGTTATTTTTTCAGCTGCAATAAATTGATTTAAATTATTTACACCGCTAGTACTATTGTATAATCCAGAATATATTAAACCATATTTTCTATGTTCTTCTTTGTAATCTTCAAATATGGTTGATACTTTAACTCCTGGGGTTAGTTGTGTTGAGTTAAAAGTATCGGTAATTCTATTTGACTCCACGCCATTACCAAATGAATAACAGTTATGCCAATTTAAAACTTTTTTTGTACTATAATTATTAAATATATCTAAACCAATAGTATCACTATAATGACTTGTAGAGGTATTGTCTGGATTTGTAGATACACCTGCGTTTGTTTCTCGTATTCTAACATAAACAACTTGACCATCTCCACCCTCTTCTATTGAGGGATGGGTGATTTTTAACCAATCACCAGCAAAAATTAATATTTGATCAATATCTGGCATATTATATGTTTATCTTATTTTTAATAATTTCTCTATTTCCTATATAACGACATATTGGAACGCCTATTGCCATTATTAATTTACCTAATATATTACCATTGTAATTATGTGGCTCTTCTCTATGTGCCATTTCATAAGCCCACGCCACTCCTATTGGTTTTACTAGATGAGTAATTATCTTAGATTTTCTCATTGCGTTAACAACATGTCCAGACCACTTCCAATAACCTATCTTAGTTGCTATATCCATGTTATTATCTGAATGTTGATAATCTAATTCTAGCACTTCTCTAGGTAAAAGCCCCTGTTCACATAATTCTGTACATATTATTTTACCACCACCACCAGTACCACCACCACCACCAGTACCACCAGTACCACCACTACCACCACCACCAGTACCACCACTACCACCAGTACCACCACTACCACCAGTACCAGTACCACCAGTACCACCAGTGCCACCAGTACCACCAGTGCCACCAGTTATAATGGTAGGTACCCATGGTGGCGCGTTACCTGGTGTCCATCCAAAAGACTGTAACCATGCTATATAAACTTCTGATGCTGTTTCTTCTTCTACTTGTATATTTTTTGATAAAACAATTTCTTCAGTTTCAGGATTTACTTGTACTACTTTTGTTCCTTGTGGAATAGAATTACTTCCCTCATGTTCTACAATAGAATTAATAGGAATTAGTTCGAGTATATTTTCTTTTGTTAACTCTGTATAAATAGGCATAGATCCTGTCGCTTCGTAATACACGTCTAAATCTGCATTTTCTTTTGGTTTAGTTTCCCAAACAGCTGGATTAGCTGGTAATATTTCTTCTTCTGAACGATTTGATTTTTCTTCCACCCAGTCCCAAGTATATCCTACAGCATCTGTACCAGTTTTTGTACCACTAATCCCTTTACCATCTCTAAAAAAGTTTAAATTTTTAGCAGAATTAGGACTTAATCCATTCATTGGATATTGATAAAATCTTAGTACGTCACCGGTAGTTATATTGCTTGGGGTACCAGTACCAGTACCACTCCAATCATCAGAACCATCATATGTTTTAAAATATATAGTATAATCAGAAGTATTTTTAGATATTTTTGATACAATAGCAGGTGGATTCATATCAGTAAAATTATCACCTCCAGCATTATCATATTTTTTTAATACCATACCTACAGAAAGTTGGTCTGTACTAGAACTATTTGTTCCATTACCAGTTATAGAATCCACTGTTACATAATTAGTGTTTCCACCACCACTTGTAGCAACTGTTAACTCTAAATATTTAGTACCAGTAATCGAGGTGGGTGTTCCAGTTTGTATTGGATTCCAATAATCATTAAAAGCCTTATCAACCCTTATTCTCCAATTTTTAGTATAATTACTAGGTCTTAAATAGCTACAAGTAGCAAACGTAATACTATCCTCCCCAGCATCTATTTCTGTTTCTAGATGAGATTTATCAACAACTGTTTCTCCTATAACATTAGATGAAAGACCTCTTGTATTATCATATAGACCACTTGGTTTACCCATAAGAGCTTTTGCGTGAAAAGGAAATATTTGATCAGGATCTATTCCATTGCTTCCTATAGGTTTGTTAGCATCATAATAACTACTTCCCCAGCCACTAGCCTTACCAAAATATCCTTCCCTTAAACTTTCGTATCTAACTCTTAAAAATATATCAACATCACGAACAGTATATATAGTTTCAGTTGGATCTTCTTTAAATCTAAATTGACTACCTATTGCAATTTGTTTTATGAAGTCCGCTTCTGATTCAGAGTAATTATAATTTTCTCCAGCTAAATCATAAAAACTTGGATCTGATGTAGCAAATTTTCTACCATCCCAATCCCCACTAATCACATCACTTGGTGTAATCCATCTCACAGGTTGAATCCCACCAAAAGAAAGTTCGATTAACGAACTACCTTCTTCTCCACTTGCCCAAGATCTTAACCCCATAGAGGTCCAACTCGATCTTGAAGGCCAAGTATCCCAACCTACATCATTTCCTGAGATAGTGCTATGGTTAAAATTACCAACATTTATAGCTTCGTCAATAAACCAAACATCTTGAAAACTTTGATCTTCAGCAGCGGTATCATCAACAATATCTAGTTTGTCAACTCTATTTTTAATAGCATCATTCCCTAAATATACGTTTATGCCTCTAAAATAAGCATCATAATCTCTCCAAACATCTGGATCACGTAATAAATCGTAAACTATATCGTGGCGCTGCTGAGATCTTCTTTTTTTATTATTTAAGGTACCAAGATTTTGTGTAAATTCACTTGTTGCATCATAGTAAAAATTCCATTTATGTCTAGGGTCGTTTTTATCACTTGATATATTATCATTTAATCCAACAGCATTTGACACACTTTGTATATCATAAAATGCTTGAGTAGGATTTGCTTGAGTTTCATCATAATGTTTTTCAATACGATTAGAATCACTATGTGTTCTCAAAGAATATATTTTACGAGATGCATTCGTACTTTTGTATTCTTTTTTAGTATTATCAACTTTATCTTTTAAAGCTCTTGAAAAAATATCATCATTATATATTTTTACAAAAAACCTACCCTCAAATTTATGAGAGGCAGATTTATCTAAAGCAGTTCTATATATATTTAAATATGTGTTGGCTATTATTTTTGTAACATTTACACCACTAGGATCGTCAGTAAAAGAATTTATTTCATTAGTAAATGGTTTTTCTAATGTGAATCTCCATCTATCATCATCTTCGGCAGAAGTTAGTTCATCCGCAAACAACCGTACAATTTTATATCTATCAGAAACTCTATTTGTAGTAGTGTTACTTAAAGATATATGGTATTCTACATCACTGTCTTTACCAAAATCTTCGTGTAAGTTTGCGTAGGAAGCGCTTTTTATTCGGTTAAAATTAATAGAAAAATCAATATCACCTTCAGTTGGAAGATCAGCGGTGGTAAAAAGTCTACTGCCACTATCAGTGGAGTGTTTTTTAGATGCTATTAAGGTTTCCTTTCGTTTTATAAAATCCGGAGCTTCATTTTTTATATCTATTATTTTATATTGAGCTTTTTCTTGTATTACATTACTAAGTTTACCTGTTTTTGGATCTTTAATAACGCTACCAACTCCTTTTTTTAATATCAAAAAATCATCTATATCTACTTTGTTTCTATCTGTCGATGGAAATGCTAACCAAATATTATCGTCTTCTGCGTCGTAATACCTATCCATAGCTAAATTATAATATTCCCCACCATTATCTTTTATGAAAAATTTAAAATATTTCATATTCACCGGGTGTCCTTCGTTGATAATTCGAACTGATAATTGATTTATTCCAGCAGAATTACTTTTATTTACTAATGTTGTTGCTGTTTTATTTGTTATAATAGGGGTTTCTCTACCATATTCATCTGAAAAAACAACTCCAACTTGATAATCTCTAAGCGATTTTATAGATTTTTTACCAATTCTAGATTTATTTTCTATAGGAACAAGTTGGGGTTCTATTTCTATATCATAATCTTTACTATTTATATTATCTATTAAATTATAGTTTTGTAAATAATTACCATAAACAATTCTATTACCTACAACTTCTTGTCCTAATGCTTTTTTAGGTACATTATCCCATGGACGTAATAATTGATTAGATGGAACAATACCGTTTTTAATTGTTTCATGTGTTATTTTATATGATGCCCACGCTTGATCAACATTTTTTATAGTATCAACAATGTAAATATTTGGGGAATTTTCTTCTTTATATAATATATCAACCCCTGATACATCTTGTGGTATATTTCGATTATAATCTTTTATTGTTAAAGATTTTATATTATTAGTCATACCTAAATTATAACTTTTTTTAGGGTGGTAGTCAAATCCACCAGGTACAAATACTACTTCTGAAAATGGAGAAAAAGCAGAATACTCTCCATCTTCATATTTATATCGGTAAGCAAATCTAGGAAATTTATATTCAAATAATTTTTCTTCTTCATCTAATAAATCTATCGCATAATTTAAACTTACGTCAGTATCGAGAACACTTGGGGGAGTACCATCTATAGAATCTATTTTTATTTCAGTTCTCGCTACAGTTTCATCAATTTCTTCCACTGATACGTTACTTATTTTTCCATTAAAACCAGGAGTTATCACTTCCCTAATTTCAACCTTTATATCTCCACTTGGGCCTCGTGTAGAACTTATATTATTCGCAGCCCAAGCATATAAATCTATCTGACCACTACCAGTTGCTGTAAACGTACAGGTTGTTTGTCCTCCAACTCCACTCCAATTATCACTACCCGTTGCTTGAACTGCTTTCACTCCGCTTGAAGTGGTGTAATTAGTAATGCGTGGTGCGGTCACCCCTGTGTAAGGAACTCCTTGACTTGAACTAACACCTATTCTTTGATTACCACTACCCATAAAACTCATGTTAGACACGGTAAATGTTAATTCATATTCAGTACCGCTAACCAAATTATAACCATCGTTTTGAACATCGTATAGATAAATAGTTGTTCCGGTGGTGTGAATGCTGTCATCAATATGCTGGTTATGAAATATTACTCGTTCAGCGTTTACTACTTCCCATACATTCCACGTTATCACCTGACCCGAAGATGAATGTGCGGGTCCCATACCCGCGGGCGCGCCGGCATAGTTAGCGTGGATTGCTGTAGGATTCCAAAAATCATCAATACCAATAAAGTTTATTCCTCTGGTAGCACCTCCAGATGTAGATGCAAATAATATTGAGTTTAAATATAAAGCGTGATTCCAAGTTGACGGACCCTTTGGTATCGGGAGTGAACCAGTTGCATTATAAGTATCATCAAACACAAGTTCATGTTCAAAATTGCCTGGAGAATCATGCTGACCCAAGGTATAGTAATTACCACTTTGAGCAGGACTAGCCATGCTATTAGAATCGAATAATTGGACTAGAACTTCACCAGTCATACTATCGTTATCTGGTGGTTCAACACTATATCTTATTTTATAATGTCCTCCTACAACTATATCACGAAGATCATTATTATTAAATACTTTCTTATTAATACTAGCATTACTCCCATCACACGTTAATGTACCCGCAGTTTGATCCCAAGTCCAATTAGACTGAACACCCCAATGATCCGGCGCGCTACCACTTCCCTCTGACATGTCACCATTATCAGTCAAAAAGAAATTAGCATTTGTAAACCTATTACCTTGCCAATTTGTGATCGTCCCTTTTATTCTGTAATTTGCAATCGGAATTGCAGGCGAGTTACCATCAAAATCAAATTCTTTTAATACTACTTTATCACCAGCTTTCCATTCTAAAGTAAAATTATTATTGTTGTTTATATCTGTTTCTATTATAGTACTAAAAGTATCTCCAACATCTATAAAATTAAAATCATGTATTCGTCCTATAGACGAATTTATAAAAGAATTTGGGTGATCAATATTATCACTGATTTTAATTATACCAGCATAAGTTTTTGTAACATCTCTAAATGTTTGGTATTGTATAGTTGGGGGATATTTAGGGGATTTTCTAATAACAGTAGTGTGCTCTTCTTTAACACCTTCCCTATCCGCAATAAGAATATTTTGCGCTTTATTAACTATGTAAGTATTTTGATTACCTTGTGGGTGTGTACCTTGTATGCTTCGTGGAATATTTATTTTTTTTGGTTCAGAGTTATTATCTGTCCAAAATAATAGATCATCAATTATATTGATTCCAGTAATTAAATTATTAGGATCAAGTTTTAAAACAGAATTATTATTATCAACAAACACAGGGGTAACTGTATTTTTCTTTGTGTCATACTGAATAATACGACTACTATCAACACTTTTAACAGATATATTATCAATAGTACAGTTTAACTTGTTACTACTAGTAGTATCCATTCTGTTTTGGAAATAAATATGATTTGGAATATAAGGTGTTTTGGAAGCTGTAGAATAAGAAGTGGTAAAATCACTAGCATCTCCAAATTCTTCACCAACGCGAATTACCCATACCCATGGTTCACCACCGTTATCACCTGTGGCAGCGTAGGTTTGTTGTGGTCTAGTCCATCCACCGTTCTCATCAACAAGAACTGGACTTAAGTCACCAGTACCACTATAATTACTAATTTCAACACTAACAATATAAGTTCTACCAACACCTATAAACATATTTTGCTTTAACGAATCCCATTTCAATACGTCTGTAGCTGTAACATTATCAGTGCCGTAATTCCAACCTCCAGTTCCATCTAATGGATTACCATCATGCGTCCAATCGTCTGCATTACCAGTAAATCCACCATTTGTTATATGTTCTTTATTATTGTTGCTTAAAACAAACCAATATAATTTATCATTTTTTTCATCAGAAATACTACCAACACAAGTTGAATCATCACCAATAAATCCTTGCCCAGGAACTATAGAATTACCCAATATATTTTGAACAGTACCAACATCAGCGCCTTCTGAGGTTGACACTTGTATATTCATCGCATCCCTATATTCTCCATTTGGAATAAGTCTCTCGTCGAGATCCTTATTCATCTTACCACCGGTAAAATTATGCTTAATCTCTGGCATGTACTAGTGTTTTATATGTTTAGATTTACCTCGTAATATTTGAGTTAATTCTTCTAATTTGATATTTGATAATCTTAATTTTGCTGTTCTTATAGCTGCAAACTTATCTTTTTTATAGTATGCTAATTGTCTCCCGCCAACGTTGGCTTTAGCAGACATGATAGCACAAAGTATAGATTTATACATAGCTTCTTCTGCAAATTTGTGTACTTGCATTTCCGCGTCTGTACCTAAACCATCGCTTATATATTTTAATATAACTGTTTTTCCAGATATATTAGAACTAAAATGTATTTTTCCAGTATTTTGATCCATATAAAACGAGCCATTAGCTTGAGCATGTTGAGGATCTAATCCATATCTTTCGCCTCCAGCTGGCCAATAAGTATCATCTTGATAATCGTCTTGATTTTCAGATGGAGTGTTACCTTTATAAGCGCTCCAAGTATCAGATTCAGCTTGCGTTGCATACTCAAGATCATAACAACTTACATTATCTATTGTACCTACAAAATTAGATGGTGGAGTTGTCCCACCACCTCTGCTATCAAAGGTAAAATTCTTATTAGCGCTCCACATGTTAATAGCCCAAGTTGAGGTTGTTGAAGTATTTACTGTAATATCTTGAGTATAACTACCACTAGTATCTTGCTTCGTTCCACCTTTATATACTGCTTCGGTAGCAGTACTATCATCAGCTATAAGTATAATTTGAACCGAGCCCTGTACAACGGTAAGATCATAAGAAACTCTATAGGTATGTCCAGCTAATATGCTAGTTGATGTTTGATAGATTTTTTTATACAATCCGGCATCAGCATCAACATGTCCGCTATTATTCCAAGTGTATGGCGCCGCACTAGGATTAGTTAAATTACTTGATGGATTATCACTAGATACTGTCCAATCACTTAAATCAGTATCAAATTCATTATTCGTTAAAATTTCAGATATAACATCTCCAGAAGGGTCTTGATTTACTGCTATTGGATTAGATGTTTTAGAGGTGGGATAGATAATGTGCTCGATACCAGCGGAATCACTCCATACTAATTTAACATAGTTAACATAATCTTGTGGTAAAGTTATTGTTAATGAAGCTGGTACTTCTAATTCTTGCGATTTAATAGATTTAAAAGTATCAAACGATAATTCTTGCATAGCTCTCTGCGCATGGAAAGCTATATCAGCTCTTTTTATTTTAGATATTATTTTATCTTCACCAACGTAAGCAATTTGAAATTGAGTTATAATATCATCTAGTGATGTAAATTGATAATTCCCCCAACTACTACTGTCAAGATAATAGTCTGTTTGTGTTATATTATTCAATAATCCCATTTATTTATTGTTTTTCTTGTTGAATTTGAGCGCTTCCTAGACCACCCGCCATTTGTGCTAGTTGTGGTTTTTCAATTGCAATACCAGTAAACGTTAATATTCTGTATACCAATTCAGATTCTTCAGCTGCATGTAATTCAAAATCAGTTGATGTATTTGAGTTATATAGTGGTTTGTCGTTTACAACTACATATCCCCAATTTGGTTTTGTTGGTTTTTTCGTATAAAATATCTGTACTTTATCTACACCATTTTCAGGATAAGGTCGTACTTTTAATATATTATGAATCCCAGCTTCCCCAATAAACCTGTTATACGTAGGTCTTTTTTTTGACCATTTTGTTAATGGTGATTTTCCATATAACATATTTTCTTCCCAATTGTAATATTCAGCTGTTGCTTCTTCGTATCCCACATATTTGACTTTTACTCTACCTAATCTATACAAATCAGGTATAACTGTGCTTAATATTATATCACCCCACTCATTATTAATATGTGCATCTGATATATATTTTTGAAATAGATCAATTTTTTCTTGCAAATTACTAACCATATCAGAATAAGCATGATTATTACCTGGTACTCTCTTAAATTGATTTAAATCATAGAAATATTGCTCAAAAATTTCCATTTGAGCTTGATCAGCAAATAAATTAAACTCTTGAGGAGTTATATATCCTCTTTGTTCTTTATTAGCAAATGCTAAAACTTTTTGATATACTGTATCTACACTTACTGCCATAATTTTTTATTATTGTTTTTAAAAAAATAGCCACCCCTAAAAAGAGAGTGGCTATTCTTTAGGGTTACTACGAATTTAATCGTTTCTCTATATTGGAGTAAATCTCCATTCCTTCATCAGTTTTAAACCAAGCGGCTAAAGCTGAGTAAGGATGTTCGTCAAATGGGACGTTCATCAACTTCCTGTCATTACTACCCCAACTGAACGTTCTTTGATCTGAAGATAGTTTTAATATTCCTAATTCTGTTGCTTTGATACCAAAGTTTCTAAGTTGTACGTTTTCATCTGTTACTAATTCTAAGAATAACTTAGGGTTCCTCTTAGCATATACTAATAAATCTCTTCTTAGCTCCTTAGAACTCATCGTAGACACCTCAGAGCCTTTTTCTACACGTAGAACCGCCTCCGCCATATCAATATCCAATGATTGAGCTGCTGTTAACGCTTTGATCTCTAATTCTATAACTTCTACTTCACTTTGAGCTTCAATTTGAGGGTTGTACTCTGTATACGTTTGTTTTCTACCGGGATGATATAAAGATAATAACTTTTGTAACGTTTGTTTTTCTCTAGTGACGTGTAATGTTCCTCTCCTAAAAATTATATGTGATAATCTTTGATCTCCCTGCATCTCATCAACAAAACAAGTTTGTTGGTTTTCACAATACTTTAACTCTCTTTCATACCCCTTCTCTTCATCAAAATAGTAAATACCAGAACTTTTTATAGATCTTGATAACGATCTTTTAGCTTTACCTTTTATAAAATAAGTTCTGTTTTTTATTTCCCAACCATCTTCTGGACTAGTTGATTTTGACTTAACTCTTTTTGGTTCTGGAGTTTCCATAACCGGTGTTTCAACTTTTGGTTGTTTTACAACTTGTGGTGTTTCTACCACTTTTTCTTGAACTTGAGGTTCTTCCACCTCAACTTTTGTTTTTGTTTTTTTTGCCATAATATAATATATAATAAAATTAATAAAAATAAAAGGACCGAGGCCGAAACCCCGGTTCTTTTAAAAATTGCTTACTTCATTAACATGAAGTTGTTAGCACCTTGAGTAACTAAACATCTTTCAGATAAGAAATGCATTTGCATTGCATCTAAATCAGAAGTAGTAGCACCAACCGAACCAGTGGTCCAAGTTTTCATCTTTCTACTTTCTGTTGCAGAAGCTCTATAACGAACATGTAAGAAAGGACGTTTAAGATTCTTTCCTAAGGTTTGATCATAAACTGAAGATACACCTGCTGGAATAAACACTCCACGAACCGCGTCAGAAGTAGCAGCGGTATTAATACCACCTCTAGTAGCATTATCGTTTAAGTATTTCCAGTCAGTTTTGTAGAAGTCATAAGACCCACGTCTGAAACCAGAGAAACCTAAATTAAGCGCCATGTTTTCTGAGTTGTTGAATACTCCGTAAGAAGTACCGCCAGCTCCGTAAGAATTCATTGAAGCTAACATATCATCAACGGCTAACGAAGTAGCTCTGTTTACGAACATCATGTTTTCTTCAATAGAACCTTGCGTATCAAATTCTGCTAAGATAGCGTCGAATTCTGCTAAATCAGTAGCTGCGTTAACACCAGTTACACCTGAAGTTACATTACCTCTACTTTCGATAGCTGCGAATAATCCTTCAGAACCACCAGGAGTACGACCAGACGAGTAATAAGCAGTATCGTCAGTTGCACCTGCATCGATAATATGAGATTCAGCGTTCACGTTCTCAGCTTCAATACACATCATTTCCACGTAGTCGTTGAAACGTTGATTAACATCGCCAGCGGCTTTTAAATACCACAAGTAACCATTTTGTCCATCTTCACCTGTAATTTCAACCCAACCAATTTGAGAAGCATCAGATCCAGAGATCTCATAGTAATCTTTCATAATGATTGGTTTGTTTCGTTGAGAAGTGTGAGTTGGTTTTGAAGCTTTGCTATCACCAGTTCCTAACGTAAGACCACCTAATCCAGTTGAACCTTTTTCCCAGTCAGAACCAATAACTACAACTTGCGTATTTGCTAGAGTAGCACTTGATCCGTGAAATGGGGAATCAGCCCAAGTTTCTTCAGCGTAAGGTATAATAGTAACAGCCGCGCCGTTAACTAATACAACCTGACCAGTACCTGACCAACCTGCGTTAGCTACTAGACATACGTCATATAATCTCATACCATGATTAGCAATAGTATAACCATCACCTGATACATTTCCATCAGAATCACTAACTACTGTAAAAATATTTGTATTTGTTACTAACGAACCTATACACGCGATGTGTAACCTACCTTGTTCTGACCAAATAACTTGGTCTGAGGACATAGCCTCTTCTGCACCGACTTGCTCTAAGAACCCTGAGACTGTTCTGTTTCCAAAAACCTCAGCTTCTTTTTCCATCAAATCAGGCAGATATTGTTGTTCCCATCCGGTTGAACCGTCACGGAAATCTATGTAATTTGTTTTTAACGTCTGCTTCTGTGAAGCTGGCGTGTTATTCAAATTAGTTCCTGCTGTAATTGCCATTTTGTTTTAATTTTAAATTGTTAATTTACTTTTTGTTTTTCATTCTTAGCTTATTGCCTTGAATTTTGTACTTAAAATCATTGGAATCTTCACCTAACACTCTTACTTTAACACCGCCTGCTTCAATAGTTCCATGGGCTTGCCTTGGATCCATATTCACGTTTTTGGCTTTAGCAACACTATCTTTCATAGCATCTGCTTTTCCTTGTTCGTAAAAGTGACTAGCAACAGCGTCAGCGTTCATTGCTGTAAATAGAGATTTATGATAACCCTTAGCATCCTTTAAACCCATTTTTTTATCCAAAAACTTTTTGGTAAAATTGTTTAAATCACTTTGGGTGTTTTTAACCTCTTCAGCATTATTTACATTAAACCTGTATCTTTTATCACCGACGTTATATTCAAAACCTTTGAACTTGTCGTTAAAAACTTTATTAGTTTTTTGCGTAAAAATATCAGAATTAGTTTTTGCTGCTTTTTTAGTTACCTCTGATTCCTTGTTGTATCTATTAAAGAAATCAACTGCTTTTTGTTGTTCTTGGGTCAACTTTGACCCAGCTTTGATATCTTCATAGTATTTGGACTTTTGCCCGTCCAGATGGGCTTTAGCGCTGGCAACTTGCTCTTTTAACGCTAATTTCTTTCTACGTATATCTCTTTCTTCGTCCATATCTTCGTCGTAAGAGAATGTGTCTTCCATAAGGAAGTTAATTTCTTCTGTGTTTAAATGAGGTTTTGTTTGTTTATAATATTCATATAGTAAATCGTTATCTTCTAACTTACTATAATCTTGATTAAGTTTAACATAATCATTTAAATCACCACCGGTTTCTTCCATAAAATCCATTAGTTTTTGGATATTTTCAGGAATTGGTTTTCCAGTGGCTTCAGCTTCAGCAACAGCTTCTTCAACTTGCTCTTCTAATTCTTCAACTGTTTCTTCTTCTGTAATTTCTTCTAAAACAGGTGTTTCAGTATCTTCTTCTGTAGATTCGTTAACAACCTCTTCTTTACTAGTCGTTTCTTCAATAACCTCTTCTTGAACATTCTCGGTTTCTGTGTCATCAACTGGTTGTTCATCTTCTTTTTCTTTTGGTGGTTTACTTAAATCTACTTTAGTTACGCTATCATCTCCAGCGCTTTCAAATTTGTTTTCATCAACTTGTTCAGTTGATTCTTGTGTAGTTTCTTCAACTACTTGTTCATCTTTTTCTTCCATAATATAATATAATAATAATTAATAAAAAGTTTATCTAGGGTCAAATGCACCTAAATCAAATCCACCACCTAGTATATCATTACCTGCGGATTCAAAGTTTTTAGGTGGCTTGCCACTATTTCTTTGTTCAATCATCTCTGATTGTTGTGTTGCTTGTATTTTTGTTCTTTCGTCTTTACGATCTTCTTTTTGTCTTTCTCTTTCCTTCACACCGTCAACCTCAATTCCTTTAAGTTGCATGTTGTATTGAAATTCTAAAGCCATTAAATCTTTTTTATGCATAACTTCTTGTTGCATTTTTTGAGAATCAATTTGTGCTTTCATTTGTTCTAACTGACCTTCAGCTTGAGTTTTGGCTTGATTTTTTTGCATTTCCACCTGAGCAGCAGCTTGAGCCGCTTGGGTATTAGATTCTGTTTGGGCTCTAATATTTTCGAGTTGTAATTGCCTATCAGTTTCTTCTTTTCTTTTTCTACGTATTTTTAAAAGTTGATTAGCAAGTTTAATATTCTTAATTTCTCTAAGATCAATAGCGTCTTCAAGTTCTATATTTTGTTGCTGCAATGCCATTTGGATATTATTCTCTAACAATTGCTTTTCTTCTTCATCTGGTTGTAATTCTATAAATATACCAAAATCATATAAATGTAAATTTTTCATTTCATCTAATGTTGCTACATTATGTGCTCCAATAGCTTGGATAAAAGCATCTTTAGTGGGGGAATATTCTATAATATCAGATATTCTAAGTGATAAACATTCTGCGATTTCTGCAGTTAAAAATAATCCAGATTGTAATATATGTCTTGTAGCGGTGTTAGAATTTGCTGCGGCAAGTTTTTGAACACCAACTAAAGCGTTTTTATCTGGCATACTACCATCTCTAGCTTCGTTTAATCCAGTGACATCCCTAATCATTTGTAAATAATAATTATAAGTACCTATTAAACTTTGCATTTTTTGTCCTCCAGATCCTGATTGTATTTCTTGAATAGGTACTTTGCCAGGATTTAAATCACCGTCACTAGTAAACGATCTACCTATAACACTACCAGTTTGGAAGAACATGTTTAAAGCTTCTTGTGGATTATAGTTAGTTCCATTACCTAAATCTATTTCAGCTAAACCGTCTGCATCTAAATAAACGCCATCTGGTGTTAATCTTGACATTACTTGTTGTAATTTCAAATGTGTTAACTGAATCATATCAGCAAAACTAGTAATTCTACCAACTAACGATTCAATTTTACCATTATACATTCTAGGTGCAACAATAGCATAATTCATCTTAACTTTTGTAAAATCACTTTTAGGACGCATCATATTTTTTGCCATCTCCCATCTAAGTAATGTATCTGTACCAAGAACTATAGCACCATCATATAAACATTCTATAGATTTTGACAATTTAGAATATCCACCTTCCATATTTTTAGGTGGATTAAATTTATCATCTTTAGATATGATTTTGTCAGCTCCAGTTCCAGTTTCTTTCATCTTATAAACTTCATTCATGTAAGTTTTATAATTAAAGTATAAGACTTGGATCGTGTTGTTATCTTCTTTATCTATAGAATATCTTGTAGTATTATTATTCCTATTAAACGATTTGTTTTTCATTATATCTTCAAGTTCTCCTTGAGATAAATCAGGAAATTGTTTAATTAATTCATTTACTGGAATAGATTTTACTTCACCTACGTAATATATATCTTCAAAATAAGGAGAATCAGTATATGAATATACAAGATTTGCGGGATCAACATAATCGATAACAACTCCTTCTGATGTATTAAATGATGTTTTTGCTGCACCTATACCTAGAACAGTTAAATCATAATAAAACTGTTTCTTTATAAGTTCATATTTATTACCTTCAAAAAGAGTATTTAAAGCTTGTTCTTCTGCTAATTCTATGGATTGCTTGTAAGTTAACTGCATATGAAGTTGTAACTCTTCACTTGACTCTGGTAACTCCATATCTGTATTCTCCCTCGCATTAATACCAGTAGCTTCTGTAACTTGTTGATCAAATACTTGGAGTTGCATATCATTAAGTACAGATTCCATATACTTAGTTCTTTCTTTAACCCCAAAAGGATCTTGAGAATAAGCCTTTATATCATATGTTCTTTCCGCGATACCATTAACAACTATATCTACAAATTTAGAAATTATTGGAACTGGTGTCCAATCTAAATTAAGATAGGACAAATCACCGTTAATTGATAACTCATCCTTATATTTTTGAATAGATTGCTCGCCTCTAGCGTACAATCTTAATTTATGAAAATTATTATGATTAGTTGTATACCTATTAAGACTTCTATCATTATTAAACCATTCAGTCTCAATAGCTTTAGCCACTTTTAAACCGTATTCTTCACTAAGCTTTTCAGTATCGCTTACGGTTTGACTTGGGAAATAACTTTTAATGCCAGACTCTGCCATATTTATTATTTGATTATTTGTGAATTACTCCCTGTATTTTTATACTTGGAAATATGTATGTTTAATTTCGGTTTTTCTACTTTTGCATTTGGAGCATATAAATGCCTATTGTTTGCCATAATTGCTAAACCTGAACTAATAGACGCATCAAACTTTGTACGTTTATTTATATCAAATCTAGACCAATCATTTAATAGATTGTTAAAGTATAAATCTCCAAATGTCCCATCTTGCTTCATACCCACGTGATCTTGAATATACATTTCAATAGCCGCTGCGTGGGCTTGTTTTATATCTTCGCTAGAGTTAGGGATTCCTCCAACTTCTTTTTCTGCTACAGACAATTTGTTCCATATTTTGTCTGGCCTGTTCATACTAAACCCTCTATAACCTCTTCTTCTAAGATAATATAGTAATCTAGGTTTGTTATTCTCTGCTAATATTGGCATACCATAAAATACTAAAGCCATTAAAACGTCTTCAAAGAATATTTCAGCCGTAGGTGGTCTTGATAAGTATTCTAAAAAAAAGCTATTA